AAGATAAAACCATGTTTTGCGCTCTAAAGTCTAATGGATGACCACCCATGTAGACCACGGTATCAACAACTTCAAATTCTTGACCCTTTTTAAACTCAGCTCCGTTGCTTAACTTTGCATCTTTTTTTAGTTTGTATACTCCGTTTTTCATATATCTTTTTTATACAACAAATAAACCACAAAACCTTAGAATAAACAAGGCTTTGTGGTTTTATTTACTTAAAACACCGTTATTTTTTGTGTTTTAACATATTTAGAATTTATACAACGGAGCGTAAAACCCATTCATCGCTTTTGCGTGGATGGGATGTAAGCGACAAATGTAGTGATTACCCTTGACTTAAAATATATTGACGAATGGTATCAGGACTTGCCTCACCAATAGAGCAAACGAAATAACCATCAGACCAAAGCAGATGCTGATACCAATATTGCTTACGCAAAGTAGATGGATGAAGTAACCAAATTTGACGAGTAGATTCTTGTTTAAGCCTACGGACAATTTGAGCAATAGACAAACGAGGAATGTAGCGGACAAGAAAATGAACGTGATTTACATCTGTTTCCATCACTTCAATTTCAAAATCTGAGCCATTGGCAATAGATTGAAATATTTGTTTAAAATCATCTACACTATATTCACCTGAGTTCCTAGTGACAATACCTTCTTTGGTACATGGCTCAAATCGTCCATAGTAGCGTAAGTTTTGGGTTCATCATAGTCGCCAAGACCTATTTTATCGCCGTATTTACCTAGAAACTTAATACTAGCTGTGAAACCAGCTAAATATATTATTACTATTGCATACCAACTCATTACGATAGTGCTTTAGTTAATCCTTTTGCCATTGCCTCAATCTCTTTAGCACTCTCTAATGAATCACAAGTATCCTTGTCATCCCTCAGTTCAACTACAGATGGGTGTAATGTTGACCAATCGCCATTCGAATTCTGCGATAACCCACAACATCTAATTTCAACTACGGTCCCTATTAATTCATCAGCTCTGTTAGTAATATCTTTCATCATAGCTTCAGACATACCAGAGGCTTTTGTCTTTAGTTCCCCACAAGATGACTCAAGATTAATTCTCGAATATACATCTTCATTCTTAGTGCCTTTATCACCATACTCAAAACTGACAACTCTAAGGTCAATATTCATTTCAAGCTTCATTTTTACTTGCCACGGTGGTTTAGAATCCTTCCAAGTGGCCAAAGGTGCTTTCAATATAGTACCCTCTTCACCTCTCAACAAAATCTTTTGGAAGTGAGTCATAGCCTCTTCATATGAATAAACCTTAAGACGTTCTACCATTGCAACTCTAGTGCATTCTAATATAGGTGTCTTTTTGAATAGATAATCTAAACGCTTTCTATACTCAATATCTGACTTCTTATTGAAGTAGTCTTCTAATGTGATTGAATCCCACACTGTATATCTTATTTTGTCGACAGCTTCTTTAAAATCACCATGCTTCTTTCTGAACGCAGATAACTTTTTAGAGGTATCTTCATCATTTCTATCACCCATTTTACCACAACCCTCGATATCTACTATCGAAGCTATAATACCGTTAGACGTGTACCTATCCATTGTCGAACCATCATCATTAATTATAGTTAATTCACCATTTAGTACACCATCACCAAATTTAGATAACTCTCTAATTAATAGAGAATCTACTGGAATGTAAGTTGTTTCACCTTGTCTTGATTCGAATTCTACTTGACCAGATTGAATAATGGCATTAGCATAACGGCCGTCCATCTTAACATCACTATACGCATAACCATAATCTTTGAAAATTTTTCTAGCTAACTTCTCACTGAAAGACTTAGCACCTTGATATGGTGTTTTTTCAATAAGATTAGGAATTACTTTATTAATAAAAGTCCTACCTAAACCAATCTTAGGGTCTTTATCAATAATTCTTTCAATGATATAAGCGTCATCGGTCGATAAATTTTCTAAAGTCTGCTTAAGATAGGCTACAGCCGATTGACCTGTTTCTTCTCTATTACTAAGGACTTTTAAATCATTAACAGCTTCTGATAGCGAATAATTAGAATTAGAACCCCAAGGAGTATATTCAGGTATTTGTTTAATGAAAAACTTAACCCTTTTAGACTTGATTAAATATAATACGTTTTGAAGTAGTTGATTGTCTTTATACTTACGAAGCACATCCATCTTAGCGTTGTTACCAGAAGTATTAGCTATTTCATCAAAAATTCTTTTAATTTCCATCTTTTACATTTTTGTTAGGGACAAATATAGACATTTATTATGTAATAACCAAATAAAATAAAAAAAAGTGGGAATTTATCCCACTTATTTTTATTTATTATCCATCACCGCCTTGTATTCGGTGTTATGACAGTAAGTTGAGGTGTCAATATTTTTCTCAACATATTTTTTAATTAGATTTAAGACATTTTTTAAATACTTATTCTGTTTAACTGATTTAAAGTTTTCATAAAAATGAAAGCATCTCTGACTATGTTCAGCCTTATGACATGGAAACTTGTCAATCCTAAAGTATCTAGCTCTTACATAATCATCAATGTTAAACCTTATTTTTACTTCATAATCTACACCATCTTTATTAGCGGTATAAACATAGTAGTATTCAACGTGTTCTCCTTCTGGATTCATTGAACTGTATAGGTGTTTTCCTGTTTTGTTAAAGTACTCTACACCTTCTTTAATTAGTTCTTCTGTAGTTTTCATATTTTTAAATTTTACGTATTTTGTTATTTTTTTTAATCTCCTAATTGAAAACTACGTAAGTTGGACCTCTAATTTTTATCTATTTCATTTTATTTAATTTTAAGAGCACAGGGATGGATTCGAACCACCCTACATTGCCTTGCGGGGCAACACCATAGCCGCTCTGGAACCTGCGCATTTATTATTTATTTTTGAAAAACTCACCCATTTCGATGATTTTTTGTTTTTCTTCTTCAGTAAATCTATCGTGATACTTCAAAATATCATCAATTAAACCTAACCTGTAACCCCTTTCATTCATGAGATAATCTTTTTCAAACTCTTCATCTGAACAAATTTCACAAGGGTATTTTTGTTTAACCATACCGAGACTAACTGGACAGTCTTTGTGACCATACTTACAGCCGTGCCTCTCACAACAATGATGTTCATGAACACCCCATTTTTCTTTTGGTATTGTTGTTTCTTTAATATATTCCATAATTATTTTATTAGTTCACCATTAGCATTAATGCTGAAACTCTTCGTGATTCTAAATTCTTCACCGTGACGACCATTAACAATACACTTGTGGTTTTCGTAAACAATAGTACCGTCGCTTTTTTTATTGACAGGTTTACACAAAGTTTCGCATTTAGGACATTCTAATTCTTCGTACCCTTTACTTAAAAGAAAACTTGTTGTACTACCATTGGTTATTGGTAAACCTTCTTCTGTAGCAAACCTTTTCAATACTTCAACATTCAAGTTTAGGTATTTAATTTTATTTTCTATATTAGATACTTCAGCGTTTAAAGCAATTGTTTTAACTTCCTCATCTTCTACGATATTCCACTCCAAGAAATAACCATTGTTATGACCACCTACATCCCTATTGGCCCATTCTTCAGCTACGTACTCAGCCAAGTCGTTCACATCATCATAACCATAAACTTCATTATTAGCCACCAAATACTTGATATTTTTATGACCTGAGTGTAAAGTTTTTATTGCTTCTACTATTAATATTTCCATCTTTTATAATTTTACCTTACAAATATAAGTTGTTTTTATGTTATAACCAAATATTTTAGTAAATTTTACCAATTGTTTGACTATCTTCTTCCGTTATCTTTAAACGACCTTTTATTTGAATACTACCTTTAGTATGGTTAGAATCTGGAGTTTCCTTGGTCCTAAAACCAATTCCTGAATCGAACTCAACATGGTTTACGTAATGAGTCTTACCTTTACTTTTTAACACCCACATAGGTATTGCAGAATCGGATAAGTGAGCTTTATTAAAATGAAATATCACTCTAGCTGGCTTTTCGTTATGTTCAATTATACACATGACGATACCTTTTTTCCAAATAACGGTAAGTTAGAAACTAACTTTTTAGTAATTTTAGATGGTTCTATTGTAATAGCTGTAAGTTCGTTGTTGATGTCAGGTTCTCTAAAAGAAGTTGTTTTGAGACCCTTGAACTCTGCTTTTTGAAGTAAGACTTCTAAATGTTTCTCATCTTTAGCGCTGAGGAATACTAAATAGTTTGAATTTTGATTCCAGTCTTTTGCTATACTTGAGTGATTATGTTGGAAGTCTATTGCGGCGTGACCCATTTGGACAGCCTGATAGGATAGTGGTAAATCTTTTCTCCCCACTACGTAGAGTTTCTGAGGTTCTTGCCTTGCAATCTAAGTGTCTTTCATTTTTTTTGTTTTTAAGTTACACATTTTTATTTAGTGGTCGATATCGGGTTCGAACCGATGACTAAGAGGTTTAGAATCTCCCGCTCTTCCAACTGAGCTAATCGACCAATTATTCCATTGCAAATATATATTTAAATATGCAAGGGAATAATGAAAAAACTTTATTTATTTTTTAACATGTTAAAAAATAAATTATCTAAGTATTTCCACATATCTGCTGCGGATGATGGTGAGGTCAACTGTAAAGCGCCTTTAAATTCATCATACTCTTTAGCATACATTTCAACTTTACCACCATGTTCAATGTTGGCAATTCTATCAGCTAACTTGACTATGATAGCATCAGGGTTGGAAGCTGTCTTAGGTAATGTTTTCATATTATCTCTCCTTTTTCAATTTCTTGTTTTCTATTATATTCTACTAATTTAGATTTTAATAACGCCCTAATTTCTTCTTTAGTATGACTTGGGTTTTCTATGTTTACTTGTAGGGTAAAAACACGTTTATATTTGTCATATTTAACAGTCGGGCCAAAAAACCAATATTTTTTGCGCTCACCTACACCATTGTATTTGTAAAATTTTGTTGTGTAACACTCTGTTGCGCCATATTCACCACAATCATATGAATCAATTTTGTAGAAAAACTTTTGACCCTTTAATTCAATACTTTTATTCATGACAATTATATTATTTGACAAATATACATAAAAAAACGTAATTTACCAAATTTATATTACATTTACATTAAAGATGAAATAAAACTGTACTTTAAATTAATTAGTTAGGATATTATATAACTCTTTATTGTTCATATTGTTTATATAATCTCTAACCGATTTGATTTTACCATCTTTGAGTCCAAAGAATAAACCAGTATGTCTCTTATTTGAAAAATTCTTATTATTCACCTCAAAAACTTTCATAGCAAACTTTTTTTGTTCACTTTTAGTTATATTTTTTGGTTTGTACGGTTTTAATTCTACCCAAGAATTTTTCAAATCATCCGTTAGCTTATTTAAAGCATTTTTAAGGTTTATTATTTCTTCGGACCTCTCTGGAAATGTAGCTACCCATTCATCTATCTCATTAGTTTTCAACACTTCTAAAATGTGATGATTACCTAATTTACTTTTAGTGTGATGCATCGCTACATAAGCTGGGTTCTTAATTTTAATTCTATTGAAATTAGCATCACAAACTACATAACCTTCTTCTGTAAAAGGCATACCTTCAAAAGTTCCCATTAAGTGACCAGCGTTTGAAGCATTAATATCGATTACTTCAACTAATGGTACGTTTATATCTTTAGCCACCAACTCTAATTGAGTGTATGTTAACTCATTTAAAGACCTTAAATCTCTAACACCCAATAAAGCTACTGAAGAAACACCATGTGGTTTTACAACGATATTATATGGTGTCATTAATTCAAAAGCATAGGTCCTACCTTTAACTAAGTTAGTAACATTAAAACCATATCTACCTCCAACAGTATCCCAAAATAATCTTGAGAATGTAGTACCTTCTTTTTCATTTACCTCACCTTCAGCCTCAGCCATACCGCTTGTACCAACACACCATCTTTCGGTAACCCAATCCCAATATAATTGAATTAAAGAGCCATCTTCTTTTGAAAATATAATGGCAGTATTCCAATCAATCTTAGATGCGTGACCTTCGGCTGAATTAAAGAAGCGGATGAAAGCAAGGCTCATGACTTTCCAAGTATCTTTTTCTAAAATCAAACCACGACATTCTCTAGCTTCCATAAAAGCCATATCGGATTCTAATTGGTCATATTTTAAAAGAATTTTATGTCCGTAATCTTTACACTTCAACTTAAAGTCTTCCACTGTTTTTTCTAAACCGTGTTTTTTGATGTATGTTACTACTGATAATTCCATTATCTTATATTTATTAATTAATTTTCATACAATTTATTTAAAAAAATTGATACTTCTATCCACGTTGGAAAACTTTCTGACCCAAAATGTATAAGCTCACCCTCGAACTTACTTTGGCCGTTACCTTCTGTATTATCATCTATTAAAAAATCACCTTTATTTAATCCTTTATTTCGTGTGATAATTAGTTTTTTAACCATATCAAAACCTAACCACTTTTCAACCCAAACTCTTTTTTCAGTGTAAGACATAGGATTATGAATACTAGGTGCTGTTAATATATGAACATCAAAAAACTTAGATTCCAACAACCACCTCATTGATTCAATAGCACCTGTTATTGGTTCTAAATTCGAGAAAAACCCATGTTGAGATTGCGGATATTCTATTTTGGGATTTATTTTAATTGCATCACTGTGCGCCCCATGATAATCACACAAAACACCGTCCATATCAACATAGACTATTTTTTTATCTTCTTTCTTCATTTAATCAAAACTAAGTAATTCTAAATTTCTATATAGAAATTCACATTGCAATAGTGAACTACCCACCCACGCCAGAGGCGATGGGATGGGCTTCGGGTTTCATAGAGTGTGCGTTATTACTAACGTCTGATTTCCTCTCCACCTTTGTAATGGCCAGTTCCTCACCATATATTTTTAAACCTTCTTTTAGAATATTTCATATTTTACTTTTATTATCTAAAATTAACGCCCAAACTCAATAGACACTCCTTAACTAAGGCGTTCCAATAACCGAATTTACCATCGATAGCTTCTTGAATTGCACCCCATTTAACTACATGTGGTTCAGCATTCTTATCATAGTTAATTTCCCCTGAATAGTCAGCAATAAAGGTCTTTCCCATATTACCTGATTTATGCATTGCAAAAATTAACCTTAAGTTTCTTACCTCTAAACCAGTTTCTTCCCTAGTTTCTCTCACTGCGGCATCTTCATAACTCTCACCATCTTCTACTTTACCTCCAATCAAACCGAAATCAGTGTGATTGTCTTTCCTAGAGACTAGACAAATATACCCTTCTGGGTTTATAAGCACTACATTAGCGTGATTATTAGTTTCTTTTAACTCCAAATCTTTTTTCTTAAAATTCATATTCTATTTAGTTTGCTGAAATATATTCACCGTTTTCGTCCCTATCATTCCTGAAGTATATCGCATTTTTGTAATGAGTGTAACTATCAGGTTGTTTAACTTTATCACCTCCTGTGTAATCGATGATGTTTAGATATACTAACTCAGCAAACGACACCAATCATAGACAACCCTATTATTATGTTGTACCTTCTCTCTTCACTTCAGTTACAGTTCCGTATAATTTAAGCTCGTAACCCAAATCAACTTTACCCCAATTAGTTATTTTGTTGGAATCATATGGTTTGCCACCATTTTCTATATTCACTGCTACTGTGACGTGAGGTATTAAATTAGAGGAAGGATAACCTTCTACTTTAACGGCCATGGCCAAATCACTAAAACCTAACTCAGTAACTTTTAACTCCACTTCTTTACCTATTTCTTCTTTATCTTCTAGACCTTTACCAAAAACTATTGTCATGTGATGTGCAATAGTTTTCCAGTCTTCTGATAATCCAGTTGTAAATGCTTCAATTAAAATTTTTATAGATTCATCATCTAAAACAACCGCCGCATATAAAACATCATTTCTTTTATCCAAGTCTTTGGCTTCAAGTATTTTTTTAAAGGTTAATTCACCCACACCTTTGTGTGAGGCCACCATCTTTTTTATTTTATCTAATGGCACTCCATGTGTGTTTCTTTCGCTAAGGACTTTAACGGTTGCACCGCCAGAACCCACATCAACTATCTTTATGTTATCTTCGTGATATCCAAGTTTTAAAGCCTCTACCACATATTTTTTAGGCTCACTAGCTTTAATATTGGTATTATCTATCACTATATTTTTGACACCAGACTCCATTGACTTTTTGGCGTTTAAAAAGTTTTTATTATGCATTTCAGTTAATCTATGAAACTTACCGCTTTTAATCATACTTTTGAAAAAACCATCATAGTCACCTGTAATGCTTTCAATTAAATCATCAGTTGAGTGGATTACACCATCACCAACAATCTCTCTAGCTTTTGTTGACTTACCAGAACCACTAACACCCCTCATTATATTTAAAACTTGGTTTGGTCTAGTTACTGCAACACCTAAAACGTTTTTTTCCATTATCCTTCTCTTAATTTATTCTTAATATTGTTTTTAAACTCTTTTATACCTTTTTTACGTAACTCCCTTGCTCTGTCTTTACCAGACATTTCTTTATAATTGTGGTTATCACAATATCTAGGCATCATGGATACTAACCCTTCATAGGCGTATTTCTCAGCTATGTCAAAATCACCTTCAGTTTTTATTATCTTATTGCACTCTGAACATAATAAAACACCTGTACCGTTTTTAACATCGAAATTAGCTGTATTCATCTCTTTTTAAATAAATATATTAATCTCTTCGAATCTTTTTCCATAATGGAGTTTTTTCACCATTATTTTGCCTACCAATTTCAAACATTCTCCTTACGCACATAAGAACGTAAGTTCTAGCATCAAAACCATATGAACCAATGGCCCACATATCGTTTACTTCAACTAATAAAGTATTACCTTCTTTATCAACACCCACATCTAATGTATAAGCGCAATTAGCTTCCGTGTAAGACTCTATCATCTTTTCTATGATATCTACGTTAGGAAACACTTTAAAGTCGCCTGAGTAGTGTTTTATACCCTTTAATTCTTCTTCGTGTACAAAACATCTATATTCAGATACAAATTCTACTTTATCAGATACAAATATACCATCATTATCCTTAACATCGTAGAATTCACTTATCATTTGCAAACTTTTAACATTATCTATTAGACAGCCTGTAAATTTTTTCACCCCTTTACTTGGTTTGATAAAAAACGGTGTGTCTAAGTTATACAGATAGTTAAATTGATGTTCACGTATGTCTCTACCTAAAAACTCTCTTAATTGTTTTGGGTACCCTAAATATTCAGGTACTTCAACGCCACATTCTTTAAAGAAGACGGTGGTTGATTCAACTGAACCTATTATTATGTCTTTGGATATGTCTAGTACATAACAAGATAGTGTGTTTTCTATATCATCGCCGTCGAAAGGAATTACTTCAAAGTCCATATCCTTTAAACGTTCCTTTGATATGTAAACAAAGTCGTCTAACCATTCACCATTCAACTGCTCTAGAAAGGCTCTATTATGTTTCATCTTGTTATATTGAAAATATTAATGTAGTTGTGAACACTTAAAAGGATTCGAACCTTTGTCTGTAGTGTCGTAAACTACTGTTTTTCCAATTAAACTATAAGTGCATCTATCGATTCGTAGTCGATTGTTCTATCCATTGAACTAAGGGGTTTTTACGCTCCAACGTATAAATTGTAGTCCCAGTGAGACTCGAACTCACAATCTTTGGCTTAGGAGGCCACTGCATTATCCATTTATGCTATGAGACTTTCAGAGTAGCGTGAATCGGATTCGAACCGACCCAGCGAACCTTATGAGAGTAAGCCCTCCACCTAGGAGTCACGCAATATACATTTATTTTGTATTACCATATAGGATTTTACCTAAATTTAAAACTCTTCTTGTAAACTGTTCTAACGTACCATTGTTATCTACAATTACATCGGCATATGATTTATCAATTTTGAAAGAGTCTCTAGGTTCTAGTGGTAATCTTTCACTTGCATCAACCCATATGATTAAGTCAAACAAACCTTGTCTAACGCATTCATCAATTTCTTTGTCACTTCTCATACCAACGTAACAATCTGCATCTTCAAGTATTTCAGAAGCTAATCTAGCTTTATTATCTTTATTATGTTCACATATTAAGTCATGCCATTCAGCCCTATGATTTACCCTATCTTCAAAACACTCTTCAAACGACTTATAATCATATTTTGTCTTTAATAAGTCATATATGAATATTTCTGAGGTCGCCATTGATGATGATTTGAATTTAAAATCAAACTTATCTTCTAATATTTCAGCGAATGTGTCTTTTCCGTGCCTGGCATGTCCTAAGATACATATCTGTAGGTTTTTACTTTTTTTGTTCATTATATTTAAATTTAAAATTTTTACTTTCTGTACAGGCATATTGTATAGCACCACCAGTTACACCTATATTCCCCAGCTTCTTTAGCTGAATTAAAATCTTTAGTGAATTTCCAATTCAAATCAAACATATAGACTTTTTTAGCTCTAACACCCTTTACCCTTTTTTTAAAATTACCTGAATTAGGTTTATTTAGTTTTATGTTTAGTAGCGGGGGTGGGATTCGAACCCACGTCATTCGGCTTATGAGACCGAGCTGGAACCGCTCCAGTCCACCCCGCAATATTATTTATAAATTATCGTCTATTTCTACTTTAATATCCATTAATAACTTTAATTGTAAAAATTCATGATAATCTAAAGTAAGTTCTTTACCA